CTATGATAGGATTGAAACTCCAGTAAGACGTGGCTTTATTAATGGTCATAGATGGTGTAAAATACTTGGCTTCACCAATGAGACGCCAGACCAGGGCATGAAGTATTACGGCTTTGACGGTGAGACATACGATTTATACGCACTTTACCCACAGGAGTTAGATAATGGGCGACCTAAACCCTTTCAAGAAACCAAAGCAAGATGATGGTGCGTTAAGAGCGCAAGAAGAACGTATACGCAAACAGGAGGCCAAGGCCCAGAAGGAAGAGGACGAGCGTAAGAAGCGCTTAGAGAAAGAAAAGCTTTCCAAACAAAGGGCAAGACGGGGCGAGACGGGTAGGAATTCATTGCTATCAGGACTAGAAACGGGTGTATCAGACAAGCGCGACAGCTTAGGGTAGAGTATGAAGTTATCAATTGAGAAGGTTCTAACCCGCGCAAGCCGGGCATTTGGCGAGAGAGATATAAACCGCACATTATTCGAAGACAGTTATGAGTACATGCTGCCCTTCCGAAACACCTTCAACACGCAAGGCGGCTCCCACAATAAACCAACAGTCCAGTACGACGCTACGGCTATGAACGCCGCATCTAACTTCGTTAACACAATGCAATCGAGCTTTACCCCTGTGTTTACGCGCTGGGCCGAGCTTAAGGCTGGCCCTGGTATTGCGGAGAAAGATCGCAAGAAGGTTAATAAAAGCTTAGAACAACTGACAGATACAATCTTTGCGTATTTGAATGCCTCTAATTTCGCCACAGCAAGCGCGGAAATGTACTTCGATTGGGGTGTGGGCACTGGGGCTTTATGGCTGCATGAGGGCGACGAGAACCAACCTCTTAACTTTATCGCTACCCCTATGAGCGAGATGGGAATAATTGAGGGACGGTTTGGCACGGTAGACGGGCGCTTTAGAAAGCACAGCATTGAGGCCCGCTTGATTAAACCCACATGGCCCAATGATAACCTCACGCTAGGCCAGGACTTAGAGAACGTCTTAAGAGAAAGCCCAGACGAGAAGGTAGAGCTTATTGAGGCGTGTTATTACGATTATGACGAGTTTATCTGGCGCTATGAGGTTATCCATGAGGGCTCAAAGCACAGGCTTCTAGAGAAACCTTTCGCAGAAGAGATTTGCTTCACCCCCCGATGGATGAAAATCCCAGGCCATACGATTGGTGTAGGCCCGTTTGTCCTGGCAATGGCAGACATTAAAACCCTGAATAAGATGAAAGAATACATGCTAAGAAACGCTGCGTTATCAGTGTTTGGCGTGTATACGGTGGCTGCCGGCGGAGGATTTAACCCCAACACAGCTAAGATCGCCCCTAACGCTTTTATCCCAGTAGAGAGAAACGGCGGGCCGAATGGCCCCTCAATCCAGCCCTTAGACCGTGCGGGAAGCTTTGACGTTCAAGAGTTTATGATCAGAGACTTACAAGAGAGTATCCGCAAGACCATGTTGGATACGAGACTACCAGAGCCGCAAGCCACACCCACTACAGCTTTCGAGATAGCTGAGAGAATTAGAGAATACCAGCAAGACATTGGTTCGGCATACGGGCGCGCGATGTTCGAGTATGTCCAGCCCTTATTCAAGAGAATAATAGGCATTCTCAGCCGCAAGGGGTTAATACAACTACCTGAAGGTTTTGAGATAGATAACTTCTTTATTAAAATCCAGGTGGTTAGCCCGATTGCTCAAACGCAAGCCATGGAAGATGTCCAGAAATTCTTGCAAACCTTTGAGATGACAGCGGGTATTAACCCAATGCTTGCCATGATGGCTTATGAAATTGAGAAGGTTCCGCAGTGGCTTGCAGAGAAGACAGGCTCACCAGCCACATTAATGCGCGATGTAGACCCAGAGGAGCTTAAAGCGGCCCTATTACAGATTACACAGCAACAGGTAGAGCAGGGGCAAGATGTTCCTGCATGAAGCCCTGGAAGAAAGAAAGCGTAAGCTTAACGGACCGGAGCTACAAGAGAGCTTAGGGAAGGCGAACGACCTAGCGCAAGGTACGAAAGAGACTGTTGATCTACTGAAAACAATACTATCTGGGACATTAAACGAAGAAGTCGAGGAGAAAATGAATAAGGCAAGTGGTCAGATCACAGCGGTAGAGGAAACTCTTAAATCAATCCAAAGCGCGGTAGACGGCATGGATAAGTCCGACCCTGCTTTATTGGCGGTAGGCCAAGGGCTCACAGGATTGGCTGAGATGCTTTCTAAGGCCCCCGCCCCCCAGGACGACAAAGAACACATAAGCGCTCTTTCTGGTGATATTAAGCAGCTTAACGATGATTTGAATATCTCACGCAAAACCAACCTTATGATGCTCGATACAATGGAACAAATGGTTGCCGCCCTGAGATCACCTAAGAAATTAGAGTTTGATGACGATGGTATGCCTATAGGAGTTAGCCTTGCTGATACCTAATACAGAGATTATTGCACCACCACCCTTTGATATTAACGCCGGTAAGGGCCTTGAGTTTGGCCGTGTTGGTAATTCTGGCTTGCGAAGGGGCGCGACTTCTGGCGTAACGAATAGATGGGGCGGCGGTGGCGGTGGCGGGCCTACTGACCCCACAATCTCGTCATGGGCGCAAGAGGGTAACACCTACTCAGCAGCCACTAATTACTCATACATATGCACATTAAACGGCGATGACATAGCGTATTATAACCCAACCGATAACGAGCTTTCCACCCTGCGCTGGGACGGGACAGATTTTTCGGTAGTGGGGAATGTCTTATCTTTAGCGGCCCACGATACACAAAACAATGTTTGCCAATTAACAACATCTCGCGTTTGTATTATGGACAAAACAGGATCGGCGGACAACCTAACGGCCTACGATTGGGACGGGACGGACTGGACTAAAAAAGGGAATTCATTTTCTCTAACCTTTGGCAACTACCCTGCCGGGTCACGCTTAGCGGATAATTCTATGGTTGTGGCTCGCTCGCAGGGTATTGATGTGATGGCCCGCTATGATTTCGATGGAACGGACTTCGCAAAGGTTGGCAATGATTTCTCTACAGGAACGCTAGATTACCACATGCCTATAGGGATGACAGCGACACGATGCGCTCTACACTCCACGGCGGGGACAGATAAAATAGAGGCTCTTGATTATGCGTCAAGCACATGGTCACAGACGGGCAATGATTATAATCCGGGCGCTAACGGCGGTATGCTCCAGGGTTGCCGAATGTCTGATACAAGAATTACAACCTGGGTTGGCCTGACTATTCAGACCCTTGATTTCGATGGTACAAACTTTACAACAGAGGGGACAACCGGGGCTATGCCTAGCTCACCCAGTTGGCCTAGAACAATGGCTATGCTGGACAGCACACATGTAGCTTGTAAGTATTGGGGCGGTAGCGGCGAACTCGTAGTGATGGTGGCTTCGTAATGGACATTATAGAATTACAGAAAAAGATAGCTGCTCTCCAGAAAAGGGATAAGGGTTTACGCTGGGAAGCTATACGGGAGCGAGCGGGTGTTGTTATATACAGCGAGACAAAAGACAATGTATGGAAAAAAGAGTACACTTCAAAAGATTTCACCAAGCTAGACACAAAAATTGATAGAATTACAGCCACTAAAGGAGCCGCAAGATGACTATAAACTTCGGGAATGTTGACGTTGACGACACACTATACATACCGTTTTCCACGTATGACAGCGATGGGGCAAGCATAACGCTCACTGGGTTAGCTGTAACCGACATAGAAATTTACAAAGATGGCAGCGTAACGCAGCGGGCGAGTGATGCGGGCTACGCTTTGCTTGACACTGACGGGATTGATTTTGACAGCATTACCGGGATACATGCTTTTTCCGTTGACCTCTCAGACAACACCACAGCGGGTTTTTACGCAGCCGGTTCTCAATATATGGTTGTGGTTTCAGCCGTTACGGTGGACACGCAGACGGTTAACTTCATTGCCGCGACATTCAGAATAGGCGCACAAAACGTCAATGTCGCTCAGATATCAGGCGATGCCACGGCTGCGGATAATGCAGAGGCTTTCTTTGATGGCACAGGCTACGCAGGAACAAACAACGTTATTCCGACAGTTACGACACTTACAGGCCACACAGTGCAAACAGGTGATAATTATGCACGAATAGGAGCGCCTGCGGGTGCTTCCGTCTCTGCGGATCTTGCGGCGGCAAAGGTGGACACGGCAGCTATTTTAGTGGACACGGGCACGACCTTGGACGGGAAGATTAATACAATTGACGGTATAGTTGATAACATCTTACTTGATACGGCAGAAATAGGCACAGCGGGCGCAGGGCTTACTGATTTGGGCGGCATGTCTACAGGCATGAAGGCGGAAGTTAATGCGGAAGCTGATACAGCATTAACCGATTATGACGCACCGACAAAAACAGAAATGGACACAGCGTTTACAGAGATTAAAGGCGCTACATGGTCATCCGTTACTGATACGCTTGAGGCTATTAGAGATCGCGGGGACGCGGCCTGGGTGACAGGCGGGGGCGGCAGCGCTCCGACAGTAGCGCAGATTAGAGCTGAGATGGATAGCAATTCAACACAGCTTGCCGCCATTGTAGCGGATACAAACGAGCTGCAAGTTGATGATGTACCTACACTTATCGCAGCTTTACCCACAGCCACAGAGAATGCCGATGCCCTGCTAAACCGTGATATGAGCGCAGTTTCAGACACTACCGCAAGATCGCCTCTTAATGCCTTGAGGTTCTTGAGAAATAAGTGGTCAGTGTCTGGCTCAACCATTACAATTACCAAGGAAGACGACAGCACCTCGGCGTGGACAGGCTCTATAACCACAGACGCGGCAGCCGACCCGGTAACAGGTAACGACCCAGCATAATGCAAAGCTTACTCGCATATTGGATGGGGGGGGCGGGCGCACCGCCGGCCACGGGCGGCGTTAAATCCATGCTGGCTTTTTGGGCTGGCGGAGCAGGAGCAGGGACGGCAGTAGCCCCAACTCCCGCAGTAGTAAGACCAACAGGCGCGCCATGGTGGGTGCATGAGTTCTTACGGCGCAATAAGAAAAAAGAAGATTTAAAACAACTGCTTGCGAGATTATTATTGTTAATAGATTAGAGGAATTATGTGGGATAGTGCCTATACAGACCCGTTAGGGATTAAAGACGAAGAGGCCCAAGAGGTCCAAACTGAAGCGTTTGAAGACCAGGCCAGAGAGAAATTCGAATATTGTATGGAGGTGGCCACGGTCTTTAAGGGGCCTAAAGGCAAAAGTCTTCTTAAGAAATGGCGAGAGTTAACAATTGAAAGTGCTTGCTGGCTACCCTCGATATCAATGCAGCACAACAGGGACGCTATGGTTGACCACGCTCTAGCAAGAGAAGGCCAGAACGCATTTGTTAAAGACATAGAGAATTGCATAGACATTGCGAGTAAGTGCAAGAGCGTAGAGGATTTCTACACAATGATTAACTTAACCAAAACAGACCTATAGGAGCACACATGGCGACTGACCAAGCCCAAGACGTAGTAGAAGACACCCCGGAAGATGGGGCCACAGATACAAACGAGGTTGTAGATGATAAGGTAGAGCCTCAAACACTCTTGAACGCTTTAGAGGATGGAGAGGGCCTTAGTTTTGATTTTAGTACCGGCGAACGACCAGAAGAATTCCCAGAGGAGTTTTGGGACACTGATGGAAAAGCACCAAACACCCAGTCTTTGTTTGACGGCTATAAGAAACAAGAGAAAATCTCGCAAGATTTACGTGCTAAGATGGGCAAAGGTGAGCATAAACCCCCCAAAGACGCGGCAGATTATAAGTTTAACGTACCGGAAGACGCCACGGAGCTTATAACAGACCCCGACAATGACCCCCTTATCGGCGCGGCCAGAGAAGTGGCCCTAACAAACGGCCTATCCCAAGAGCAGTTTACAGGCTTTATGGGTGAAATGGTTGGTAAGCTGGCTGAATTAGCCGGGGATACGTCCGAGCCCGTTCTAAGCGAAGAAGAAACCCGCGCGTACGCAAGAGAGCAAATAGCAACTATAGGCCCTAATGGTGCGCAAATTCTCCAAACTGTACAAAGCTGGGGCGAGCAAGCCCAGAATAACGGTCAATTCTCAGAGCGCGCTATGGCCGCTTTCTCGGAGAAGATACTGGCAGACCCGGAATTGGTGGTCTTTGCCAATGAAGTAAGAGCAGCTATGGGCGGCGGCGGTACAGGAGCTCCTACAGTGGCTTACGGCGATGGCCTCCCCCCGGACGCGGAGATCGCAGAGAAGCTAAACGCTATGTCAGAGGAGGCCCGCAAGAGTGGCGAGCACCAAAAGTACATGAATTATGAAGCGGATATACTAGAAAAGCGCCGCCAGGCTGGCCGGCCTGCTCAAATACAATTCAAAATCATATAAGTGACACATTAAGGGGGAGTTGCAACCCCCTTATTTTTATGGCATTATAGCTCCCGAGAGAACACGACCCGTTTATTTTCGGCTTTACCGCGTTCGCGGCCCGGACCCAAATAAGTGGCCCTATCGTATCAATCATTGACATATATTAACCACTTGAAGGAGTACAAGCATGACAACCAATGCTTCCACCAACTTCATTACGTCATTTGATACGCTGGTTAAAAAGCAGTATCAGGGCAAAATGAAGCTTCGCGGGGCGGTTCGTGTAAAAACTGGAGTAAAAGGCTCTAGCCACGAATTCCCAATCATTAACAAGGGGACAGCGACCCCTCGTATCCCACAAACCGATGTTACGCCTATGAACGTAGGCCACGGCACGGCAACCGCAACTATTGAGGACTGGAACGCAGCAGACTATTCTGACCTGTACGACCTATCCAAGCTTAACTTTGATGAGCGTCAAGAACTTGTGGACTGTGCAACTATGGCTATAGGCCGTCGGTTAGACCAACTTATCCTTGATGCAATGGCAACAGGTGCAAATTCTACTCAGGTTTCAGAAGACCTCGGCGGGACGGACACTGGCTTTAATATTCAGAAGCTTACACGCGCCAAACGCCTTATGGATGACGCGGGCGTGCCTAATGACGGACGTAGACACATGGCAGTTTCAGCCTATGCAATCGAGCAAGGCTTGCAAGAAACTGAGTTTGCTAGCGCGGACTATAACCTTCTAATGCCTTTGATGAGAGGTGAAATTACTGATCTTTCAGGCTTTAAATTTCACATGATCGAAGCGCGCGATGAGGGTGGTCTGGGAGTTGCGACTAACGTACGGAATAACTTTGCATTTCACCAAGATGCAGTTGGTCTGGCCATTGGTTTAGATTTCCGCACAGAAGTCACATATATTGCCGAGAAAACAGCGACACTGGTTAACGCTATCTTTAGCGCGGGCTCAGTGGTTATCGATGATAACGGCGTGTATGACGTTCTCACATATGAAGCATAGGAGTAATAAAACATGGCTTTTAATATTGCGAACTTTGCCCCAATCGGCAATACATCTAAACCCTTCACAGCAGTAGGGACGCCCGGCGCACCGGCGGTATGGTCTTACGCAAGTAATGACGTACTTACGGCAATCGACGGAGCGAACTACTTTGCTGGGGCGGTACAACATTTGAACCTCTATGACATGATTTATGTCGTATCAGATGTTGACGGTACTATCATTAGTTCCTTGCTTACTGTTAACGCTATCAGTAAATCAGCCGGAACAGTTGATACAACCGACGGGACGGATATATCCGCGACTGACAGCGACTAGTCTCTCGCGGCTAACGAACAAAGGGGGGCGGGGTTTTGGCCTCGCCCTTTTTTTAAGGAATGATTAATATTTTAAATACAAACCCTAGTACTTCAGGGAGGGCAACGCGCCCCACAATTATGCAGGGGTGTACCCCAGAGCCCCCACGTAAATCGGGGGTTTGTGTAGTGTTAGGCTCGCACCCATGTTGGGAAGAGGATTTAATTAATATGGCTAAGGTTCACAAGAAGTTTGATGTATGCGGGGTAAATTACTCCTCAACTCTAATTGAGTGCGAAATGATAGCCACAGCCCATGGCGACGCTATAGGCGATCTGGTAGATGCTTACCAAGAAAAACACAAAACAGATTTTACCCCAGAGATACATATTAACGGCGAAAACAAGAGCGACCGTGATTGCTATGTGTGGTCTATCCGGGGTGTGGCCACGTCTGCCCCCTTTGCGGCGGCGGCTATGGCTAAGATGGGTTATGATTTAACCGTGCTGTGTGGGGCTCCTATGACGGGTGAGGGTGGTTACGCCACAGGCCAAAAGGATGTTACGGGGGCATGGAGGGGCGGGCGGCCCAGATTAGCAACAACGCGGCAATCATATATAAAGCAATTTTGTAAAACATACCCGGAGCTGGCCGGGCGAATACGCTCTATGAGTGGCGCGACACAACAAATATACGGAGGATTATAATGGTTTCAGATGATGTAGACGTAGTATCGCAGGCAATGACTTTAGTTAGGGGTAATTCAATTACAGCCCTGGATGATGGGTCAAACGAGGCGGACATAGCCACGTTGCTATATGACGACTTTGTAGCTGATATCCTGACCAGATACCCGTGGTCTTTCGCTTTAAAGAAAGCTTTGTTGGTGGCGACAACTGCCCCGGTTAATGAATGGAAATATGCCCACACAGTCCCGGCGGAAGCCCTAAGAATATGGGCGATGTATACGAGTGACGCGGTGGGCGCGGCTCCCTTGATTAACTTTGATATCCAGGGACCGGCGGGCGATAGGGTGGTTTATTCTAATTCCTCAGTTTTATATGGCGAATACACGATTGACGTTACTGAGAGTAAATGGCCCGCTTATTTCTCCCATTTTGCCATACACGCCTTTGCGGCTCTGGCCGCTATTCCCTTAACGGATGACGTTGCCTTAGCAGAGCAAAGACAAAGACTAGCTTGGGGAAGCCCAGGGGAGGGCGAGAAGGGCGGTAAATACGCGGTAGCTATAGGAATTGACGCACAGCAAAAGCCCCCAGAGACAATAGCCCATAGTCCTTTTGTGTCAGCGCGGTTTAGTTAATGGGCCGCTTTTCAGAAATTCAGCAACGCTTTACGCAAGGCGAGCTAGACCCAGCCATGTTGGGCCGGGATGATATTGACCAGTATTACGGCGCGGTGGCGACAGCTACGAATGTGTTTACAGTACCCCAAGGCGGGTTTCAGCGTCGTCCGGGGTTGGAATATATAGACCAAATATTAGGGGTTTTAACCTTTGAGACCCCCTCAGTTACTCTGCCCAACGGCGGCGCGTCTTCCATGCAGATACCGCAAGGGACTGGCTCTAATATCGGAGATATGACCGATACAGCGGACGGCGGCGCTTTAGCAGATGCCTTTGACGGCACAACATCCGCAGGTAATAACTCTTGCGCTATGGTGAGCTCCACAAATGCTTATGTAGGCAAAGACTACTCATCGGCCGGGAAAACAATAGGCTCAGCGAAATATTATGCTTCCTCGAATGTGGGCGCGGTTAACACAATCAACCCTACTGTTACAGTTACGTTATACGGAAAGAACGGCACGGCCCCCTCAAACGGCACAGACGGGACGAGCTTAGGGTCCGATAACGCAACGGATAGCAACAGCTTAACCTTTACGATTACATCTTCAGACACCGCAACAGAATGGGATTACGTCTGGCTGTATATCTCACATGACGGCGCATCTAATAAAATATACGCGGCAGAAGCGGAGTTTTATTCCGGTGACACAACAAATATCAGTGACCGAGACCCGGCGACCGTAGCACTTACGACCACAAATGTTTCAACCACCAACCCGTATGTTGTGGCTCATTATGACTTTACAACAGCTAAAGATATAGGCGCGATATACGTTAATGATTTGGAGTTAACGTCCGGGACTTCAGACGAGTTCTTTATCCAAGTAAGCACCAACGATAGTACGTGGGTTAGCGTGGGCGATGCCCTAGAGATTAGCACTACAGCTAAGAATTTTGCCCGCAGAGTGAGCGCATCTTATAGATATGTCCGCCTTGCGCGCATAGGGGCCACAGATTTAAGCACAGCGAAGGTCCAATTATCCGGCATGGATGTTTATTCTGAAAGCGGCACATCCGTTACACGCTGCATTGATTTTGAATTCAACGTAGACCAGACCTATAAAATAGTGGTTTCTGATAAGAATATAGCGATTTACCAAGGCACAACATATTTACTTGATGTTTACGCCGAGGATTTAACAAGCGCCAGATTAGCCGGGATTGATTGGGAAAGCTCCGCTGATACACTCCTTATTTTCCATGGCGACATACAGACCTTAAAGCTCGTGCGCGGCACTGAAAACGATGACTGGGCTCTGTCAACCACAACTTATACGAACACCCCGACACATGCCTATGACGGCGAGGCGGTTACTGAGCCCGCTTTTAGCCTTGGGTTTACAGGGACTAACGGCGATGTCGTGGGCGCGACTATAATAATTACATCTTCCGCCGCTTTCACACCAGCTTATGTGGGCCAGTATATCGAGCTTAAAAATACTAGGAATGGGCGGGCTTACATTGAAAGCTTCACAGATACATCTAATCTGGTGGGCCGGGTTTTAGAGGTCTTCAGCGCGACAGGGGCGGTTTCTTCCGGTGATTGGGAGTTTCAATCGGGCTATGAGGATGTTTGGTCAGCCACAAGAGGATGGCCGCGCAAGGGTAAATTCTATCAAAACCGCTTATATTTAGACGGCGGCAAGGGAAGACCTAGCGTTTTATACGGCTCAAAAGTTAATGATTTCTTCAACTTTGATTTTGGGGTGTTCCTTGATGACGAAGGTATAGGCCCGCTAACGGCTGGCTTTGATCAGATAGAGGCTATTTATCCTGGTAGAAATCTAATGGTGTTCACATCTAAGGCGGAATATATCCTCCCCCAAACCCTTGGTGAACCTATCACCCCCGCGACTGCGGCTCTTTCTAGGCAAAGCTCGTTAGGTTCTCAAGCTGGGTTTAGACCCCAAGAGGTAGAGGGCGGCGTGATATATGTTCAAAGAGAGGGCGGCTCTATCCAAGAATTCATATTCGATGACGGCGTACAGGCGTTTTCAAATAGCTTTGTCTCTCTTCTGGCATCGCACTTGGTAACAAACCCCGTAGATTTCTCTATGAGGAAATCCACCTCCACGGAAGAGGGCGCTTATCTCTTATTGGTTAAGAGCGATGGCAATCTAACGGTGGCCAATATTTTGCGCTCCCAGGGCATAACGAGCTTTGTTGAAGCCACCACAGACGGCTCATTTAAGTCTTGCGGTACGGATATCGAAGATATGTATTTCGTGATTGAAAGAACAATCGGCGGCAGCGCCGTTAACTATTTAGAAAGGTTTAATTCCTCTTGCACAACAGACGCTTGCGTGCGGGTAACAACAGGATTGCCGACAGCGGCGTTTAGTGGGCTGGATCATATTGAGGCTGAAACGGTTAAGGTTATTATCGATGATGTTGTAGAGGAAGACGAAACTGTAACTTCGGGCGCAATCACAGCGGATAGCTCGGCTTATGTTAGCGCAGAGATAGGTCTAGATTATACCCCTACAGTCGTGACTTTGCCGATTGCAAAAGAACTGGCGGTGAGTGAGGTAACTTTAGTGGGCAGGAAAACCAACCTTTCTGAAATCTCCTTACGTTTGAAGGACTGTAATGATATAGTGGTGAACGGAAAAACCTTGACTTTGAGTAACTTTACAGGGGTAAAGAGAATGCTAGGCTGGCGTGGATGGATAGAAGACGCGCAAATAACAATCACACAAACCTCACCACTACCAATGACGGTATTACAATTAAAACAAAAGGTTAATACATAATGGCTGAGTTAGCTTTATCATTAGCATTGCAGGCCGGAGCCTCGGCGTCTATTGCGAACATCGCAAGTATAGGATTAACGGCTGCGAGTGCTTTTAGTTCATTGCGTTCAGGCCAAGAGGAAAGCAATTCTTTGAAGCTCCAAGCCAGACAAGCGGGGCTTAATTCCCGTTTAGAGCGTCTGAAGGGCAAAGAAGCGGCATCGGGCATACGAGAGCAGCTAGAGCGAGACTTAGCCTCTCAGAACGCCCTATTCAGCGCTAGAGGGATATTGCAGGGTGAGGGTTCATCCCTGGCCGCAAGGGGTAAGGCTAAGGAAAGCGCTACAAAAGACATAGATAACGCCTTATTTAATTCAGATATTGCGGCTTTGAACGCAGAACAAAGACAGGCCAATCTAAAATCTGACGCAAGCGCAGCCAGTAAGCGCGGTATATTCGACGCTATTTCAACAGTGGGTGGGTTTAAATCAACGGGCAGTATTAAAAGCCCTAGAAAAATACCTATCCCTAAACGTAAACCTTCATTATTGAGTGGATTATAATATGGTTGGTGAGATTAAAATAAGGCAAGCGTCTATCCCGATTAACGCGAGCGTCCAGGAAACGGGCGGCCCTTTGGGTAATGCTAAGCTTTCCTCTAAAATAGCGGGGGAGCTGGAGCAAAAGCGCGATAATATACAAGTCCAGGCGCAGCAAAACGCATATCTAAACGGCCAGACTATTCTAGTCGAGGATTTAGACCGCATAGAAAACGAACATAAGAACGACCCTGAAGGCTTAAGCGAGGCTTTAGAGGAATATTCTGGCTCATTCTTAGAGCAAGTTGGCGACCAAGAGATGAACGCAAGGTTTGGCTTGCAGATTAAAACATCCTCACAAACCGCTATAGCGAGAGCTACAGCGGGCAGGAATGCGGTTATTAACGACCAGGCTAGATTTGCCTCCTTAAGTGCTATGGACGCTCTAGAGACTGATACAAGGAAAGTTGCTAGAGGTCTTTTATCACCAGATGATGCTATCGCGGCAGCGTCGAGGGTGCAATTCCAAGAGGGCCTATCGAGAATGCAGACCATGTTAGGCGCAGCGGACGCCGATGGTAAGCCTTTATTCTCAGCCTCTCAGAGATTTACTCAATTAGAAAACCTGAAGAATGAGGCTCTAATGACGGCTGGCCTTGAGTTCGTAGCAAACAGCCCAGATAAACTAGCGGCAGCTAAAATCATAAGAGATGGTGAGCTAATCCTACCTATGCCCGGACCTGACGGAACGATAGAGAATATTAACGTCGCGGATCAATTACCGAGAAGCGCGACCAATTCACTTATTTCCCATGCTAAATCTTTGAAGGCAGAAGAAAAAGCCAGACTTACGCAAGGTAACGCTTTAGCACAAGAAGCCAACGAAAGCGTATATTTACAAAAAGTGCTAGAAGGCGCGGAAGGTAAAGATTTCTTAGAGCAATTAGCAATCGATGAGGCTAAGGGTACGATTAGCGATGGTTTCGCTGGGGATTTAAGAGGAATTATCAACGCTAGAAATACCGCGCCTAAAGTGAGCGAGGAGCAAAAAGCTATAGCGCATGAGGATATCCGCGCTAGACGCTCAGCTTTGAGAGTACAATTGGGCGGGGACGCCGACACGGCAGTAGAGAGGATTAGGTTAAATGACACAAGATTAAGAGCTATACGGGACTATAAGACATTTGTGCGGGGTAAATTAAAAGCCGGGGAAATCACAGCGGATAAATTTAACACCTACACAGGCAAGTTTGATGAAGCTTTATCTGAAGCCGTGCAAGCTGGCGAGGGTGTGCCCGAAGACACCTTCAAAGTCCAGCCTGGGCTTAAAGACCCATTTGGTGAGGGCATGGAAAGAATACAAAACTTCTTAGACAACCAAGGGCGTAGTGATGACCTTATAGCTAAGAAAGCCTTATACGATAAATTCATAGATAATCTTGGGGAATTCGATGATAAGGGCAATTATGTTATCACAGGGCAGTTTACCTCTACAGAGAATGCCGCGCAGGATAGACAGATAATTAACCAAGCCCTTAGTCTGGCAAGAAAAGAGTTGAATAGTGTTAATTTCATAGGTTTGGTGGACGAAGAAAAACCCCCCAATCAGTTCATAAGACGTATAGAGAAAACACCTGAAGAGGTAGACGCAGAAATCAAGGCTCTTGAGAAGGAGCTGGGCGTTGGGCAGTGATCCACAAATATTCGAAGACCTTCCTAGACTAGACGGCGTACCGGTACTAACGGTTAGGCCTAGAGACCGCCGCCCTAGGGGAGATGAGGATAGACTTGAGAAACTTCAAAGGCTCAAAGAGCTTAAGGATTTACAAGACCGCCCTGCGTATAATTATATTGAGCCTGAAGGCGATAATGAAACCATCCAGTTTGAAGGCCAAGAGCCAGCAACAGTGCCTAAAGGCACGGGTGAGTTTTTCTCAGCCATAGAAAATGATGACGTATTTGATAGCCCCTCTTCTTCAATGGAAGAGGCTGCAGCGGCATTTGAGGCACAGGGTATGTATGTTGCCCTTTTCGCCTATGCATTAGGCATGGTAGAAGCGAAGGATATTAGCGAATACGCAGCAGACAGACGTAAAGCTTTGGCTAGCGCGCAGCAAAGACAGCCTGAATATATGCAGGAGTTTAACCAAAGGCTTGAGGATGCTAAAGGATTTTGGGAAGCCGCCGGGGTATTCTTAAGCAACCCCAGAGCTTTAGGACGGGTGGCTATCACACAGGCCCCGAATGCTATGATACCACTAATGACCACGTATTTAGGAGCTAAAGCAGGCGCAGCGGCAGGGGCCACAGGGGCTTTGGTGGCAGGACAACTAGGGCCGCAAGCCGCGACACCTGAAGAATTGGTTACTGTACCCGTCGCGGCCGTGGTGGGGTCTACGGTCGGCGGGGCTCTCGGCGCCCTGACAGGCGGAACAATTATTGAGGCCGGGGCAGAATTAGACGCCTTATTGCAAGAGCGCGGCGTTGATACTACGGATGCGGTGGATCTTCTAGCAGCATTAGAAGACAAAGAGTTTACAGAAGAGATTAAAGCAGCGGCCTTAAGAAAGGGTGTAACCACAGCCTCAGTAGATGCTTTATTCCAGCTGTTTGGAGGTAGGATTTTAAAGGGCGTTAAGGAAGCAGCTGCAGCTAAGAAAGTAGCGGTGGGGACGGCTAAGAAAGTAGCGGCGGGGTCGGCAGACGTAGGTGTCCAATCCGGAGGTGAATTTGTAGGAGAGGCTGCAGGGCAATTGGCTAGAGAAAAAGGTGATATCTCAAAAGTTAATTTCAAAGAAGCTAGTTTAGAAATGGTTGCTTCTATTGTCCAATCTGTAGGGCAAACTGCAATCGGCGCGAGTACGGGTGCGGGCAGAGAGATCCTTAAATCAGGTTCTAAAGAAGAGAAATCAGGTTCTAAAGAAGAGAAATCAGGTTCTAAAAAAGAGAAATCAGGTTCTAAAAAAGAGAAATCAGGTTCTAAAAAAGACATCGAGCTAAATAAAGTCCTCGATAGAAAGCGCCCATCCAGAGTTTTGGAGGGGGCTAGGGATTTTGTAGAGGCGGCGGGCAGCGCGATAAATAATGCTTTATCACCCATCTCTACAAGAGCGCTTATCGTAAGCCCCTTTCTTAAGGGGCGGCTTAGACGCTTTGAGGGTACGTTAAAGCTC